ATTACCTTCCCAGAGGGTCGATTTTGACGTTGTTCGTTAGTAACTTGCCTGACGTGTTGAGGCAGTTTGTTAATAGTAAGGCAAGGTCTAGCGTTGATGGTCTGTCCTTGAACAGATCCTCTAGTTGCCAATACGTCAGCAGGCCATTGCCAAGCATTATCTGGAGAACCAGCCATAAATCGAAGGTCATCAAGTTCGTCTTCTCTTGACTCAGAGTATGCTGACATTGCCGTATCAAAACGTGACCGCATTGATGACAAAACATCTTGAGGATCATCTTTAGTTTTACCACCATTGGCTACAATCCCAACAATATTCATTGATGACTGATCATAAGGCATATTGGTTACACTTTCTTACGTTATCTGCGCCAATTATAACTTGTAAATTTGATGGAACATGCAAACCAGATACTAACTCGCCACGCAAAGGAATAATATGGTCAACATGCCAAGGTTCTTTATTTTCACGTGTGAGCATTGCCGCAATAGAATATATACCTTCTATCTTTAATTTATCAAAATCAGTTAACCATGCTGGCGTACGGTTATCTTTAGCGCTTCGATAATTTGCAGTCCATAGATTGCGCTTATCTCTATTTTTTTGGACATATTTTTGCGTGTAAATTAATGATTTTTTAACATTAATTTGGCGCCAATCACGGTTGTACACATAAACTTTATTGGGGTCTTTGGCTTTATTAGCGCTAGCATTTCCACAAACACAACACGTTTTATTGCCTGTATAGCGTTCAGATATATGCCCTTGTTTGCAGGGTATATTTGTAAAATATCGAGTTAATCCTTGAAGAATAGCATCTTGTCTAGCAATTAACTTAATATTCATGTTTGACTGGTCGTATGCCATTATTTTTTCATTTTGCCTGCTGGTTTAGCTGCGCTGCGCTTCGTAGCGTAAGCAATTGCTAGCGCTTGTTTGACAGGTTTACCTGCTTTTACTTCAGCGCGGACATTTTCTCGAAATGCTTTAGGACTAGCTGATTTTTTTAACGGCATGATTATTTCTTCTTTGCAGTTTTAGCTGAATCTTTAAAATCTTTGGCCGTTGGCGCGCCTTTACTACCTACTTTACGCATTTTTTCTTTAGATCCTGCTTCTATTCTTGCACGTTTAGCTAGAATATTAGCATATAGTCCAGGTTTAGTTGTCATTTAATTCTCCTTTAGCAGTTCCAATTTTTAAGTGCGGCTTTAGCGCGTGGTGCATCGCCTTTAGCGTGTTTAACTACACCCGACATTCTGGCACAAAACGATGCTTTTCTACCAGCATCTGCTTTTGTTTTCGGATTCGGTGCAGGTGCTTTCAAATTACTGTTGTTTTTTGCATTGTACTCGGCTCGCCCTTTGGCGGTCATCCCCGCACCCTTATCCGTTGGGTTATAGTTCTTGCCCTTACCCGTGGTTGTGCGTGGTATCGGTTTGCTGTGTTTAGTTGCCATCTAACTTCCCATCCAAGAATTAGAGACCGCACCTTGATTCTGGTACGTATTCTTTCGGATTATACCCTTATATTCCCGATGTGCAACAGGAAACGCAAAAGTCAATGCAATAGCGTCGGCTGCGTCAGGTGACGCTAGCCCTCTTGATCGCATGTCTTTCTTCGATTCCAAGAATATGCTTCCCTTGCTATCAGGCTTCATCATGGGCGAGATCAGATCACTTTTCAAGTACCGATCCGTAGGCACGCTGGCTGACTTGAGCCATTCGCGCATATCGCCCCACATCTCCGCCCGTTTGTTACCATACATCATACTGTTCTTCGCTTTGTTCCCGAAGTTAACACCTTTAATCTTATAGCGTTGTTCTTTTAATCTATCCACTACACCAGCTCCTAGCCCACCTTCGTCGATGTTGACTAGCGTTGGTTGATATTCCTCGATAGCCTCGATGACCCGCCCAACTGTTTCCATGGTATCGTCACCCTTGTGCCGCTTGATGGCTATGACATCCCGCCCTTGTCTGACAGCGATGACGGTTGAGTCCGACCCAAACCGTGCAGGGTCAACCCCAATGATAATGGGCGCAGTATTATCCTTGTACTTTTCCCGTTGCATGGCTTCTTCGACTGTGTTGACGCTAATGAACTGATCATCAGACGCGTTTGGGAACATACCGTACACTTCGACGTGGGCTTGCACCGAGTCCGAGCCGTACTCAGCGATGATCTGCTCATAGACGTTCTTGTCTGTACCTTCGACTTGGCGTGAGTCGATGTTGCGGTTTTTCCAAAACTCCCGCTTGGAGTGGAACGCTTCATAGAAATAACCCGAATTCCGTCGTGGGTTGCTAAACGCCATCCAAAACCTGTTGGGCGTGTTTTCCGTGAAAAACCCGCTTGTTACCGCCCAAATAGAATCATCAATACCCGATGCCTCATCAAATATAACCATTACCCCGTCGTAGTTGTGAACCCCTGCGTAAGCATCAGGATTCTCCGCCGACCAAAGCCGTCCTTCAACACCCCAATACCGTGTGCCTTTTTTCAAATCACGCTCGACTAATTCAGTCAACCATTTGGCTGGCATCACCCGTGTTGCCGATACCTCAAACCAATGACTGTTGATGGACATACTGAGCCACTTCGTTATCTCCGCCCAGGTGACTGATCTGAGCTGCGATTCCGAGTTAGCCGACACGATGACGGTTGCGCCTATTCTGGTGGATAACATCCAATGCTCTAACCATGAGACTAGCGCCGACTTACCAATTCCACGCCCAGACGCTACTGCTTCTCGCAATACATCAAAGTCTAGCTTGCCTTGATTCTGCTTAATATGTTCAGCTATGTCCAGTAAGATCTCACGTTGCCATTTTCTAGGCCCTGTGAAATTCTCTAACGGTGTACCCTGTTGCGCCCACGGATAGCAATACATCACAAACGCTAGCGGATTGTCCTTAATTGCAGGACTCCACAGGCGTGACATTAACTCTTGTTCGTCTTGCGCTGAGTAGATGGTAGATTGCATTTAGCTGTTAAGTATTTTTTAAGCGACTTTTTGTTTGCGTTCAGGTTTCACGTGGAACGCTTCGGCGTCGGTTGACTGACTTTCCACTTGTTTGAACACGCCTTCGATGACGCGCGTTTCGGCTTGTTCGAGTGCGGCTGTGATCGAGATGCGTTGTTCAACATCTATCGACAGTTGTTGTTTAGCTACCCAACCATGCTGGTGCTTGAGGATTTCTAGCGCAGCTTTAGCGTCGCCATCGGCTGCGGCTTTGTGCAGTATTGCTGATAACTCCATCTCGCCATCGGCTTTGCCTTTTTGTTCAGCGTACTCCGCAATGGGATCTAGTTGCGTGAGCTGTCGGTATTCGGTAGGGCGCATCCCAGCAGCAAGAGCAAGTGTGTCGCCTTTGAGTCCTAACTTGGCAGCATCGTATATGCGTTGCAGTCTAGCCTCGGTAGCTTCTAGCTTGCGTGGCTCATACACATAGGAATGAAAGTTATCAAACATGGTGAAATCTTATCATAGCTTTGGCGAGGGGTTCGATGTTTTTATAAAAAAATAAAAAGTTTGAGCAAACGCTCCGCCGCCATAGGGCCGTTCGGCTCGGCCCTACCCCCCCCATGCTAAAAGTTTTTGGCCGCAAAATGGCAGGCAAAATCTGCAAGCCTGTAAGTATAAGGGTTTGCGGGTAGCGCAAGCCTACAAGCCTGTAAGTATAAGGCTTTGCGGGTAGCAGGCGCAAGGCGTGGCAAGGCCATGCGATCATGGCGCGGCTTTGGGTGATCATGCGACCAGGGCGCGGCCAATTGTCACATTGTCAAATTGTCATTAGAAAATAATTGACGCCATGGCTCGCAGCTTTAAGCTGCTAGCGTTAGTCTTATGAGTCATATTGTCTTATGACAATTTGACATATAAACTAGTTTAGGGCGTGGGCGTGGGGATTTTGGCGCTAGCATAGGGCGGCGGGAATTATAGGTCAAATACGTCATATTGTCGGCCATTCTAAATTGGTGCAATAGTAGCTATTAGATATATACCTTATTAAAAACCATTAAAAGGTAATTGATTGACAATTTGACATATAAAAACCTATCAGTCTTATGTTTTAAGGTTTTTTCAATACGTCATCCTGCGCCGAAACATGACGTATAACAAGCATAGCCGTGACAATTCTCGCATTAATAAAAACATTATTGCGTAAAATTACAATCTAATGTAATATCCATTAATCATTAATCAATAAGGAATAGTATGCCAATCAAACAATCAATTTTCCCGCCAACACAATGCGATCTTAATACTTTAGAATCCGCGCTTGCTGTTTTATGTATTCGTGGCCTGGTTAGTCGTAATCAATTTACTGCGCTTACTGTTGCGTGTAATCCGTCGCTACCTGCGCTTATTGAATTAAAACAGCGCAGCCCTAAAAGTATTGTTTATGTATTTATTGATAACGTGGCCAAATACGAAATAAACAACAGATCAAAAATAAATTACATTTATTCGTAATAAGTGTTGACAAGTGTAACAACATTTGATACACTGTAATTGTAGTAATTAATTAATCTCAACTAAGGATAAACAAAATGAAAACTTTAACATTTGATAACAAAGAATGGGCTTTGATAATGAACCTGTTAAAAAAAGAACAAGACAGATTAAACTGTAAAGACAAAGACCATTTGGAATATTACTTTCTAGTCAATTCAACTTTGGACGAAGTAGAGGGTTTATTTAGTAAAGTTTAACCAAAGAGGGCGAAAGCCCTCATTCACTTAACAAAGGACAATACAAGATGACACAATCACAATTTATAGCAAAATGCGCCGAACTAATGTTACCGCCAGAATTGGCGCTTGAGAATGATTTAATAGTTCGTGCCTTGCAATCCAAAAATGATGCGCTAGTAATTGCGCTACTACTAACAGAATTCTAACCAAAGAGGGCGCAAGCCCTCAACAATAAACTAAACTAAGGAAAACACTAAAATGCAATTCTCAATCAAACAATCTCAATTAAAAGCCCTCTTATTACTCGCCCCTAAGAGCGATATCCGTTATTACCTATGCGGTGTATTCGTGGAATACAATCAAACAACAACCCGCTTGGTAGTAACGGACGGACATAAACTTGGTGTATTTAATCATCATAGCGAAGATAATCAAGGTAGCGGGTCGCTAATCATCCCGCGCGAAGTAATAGAAAATCTACCAAAGGCGGGTAAAACGGACGCTATTTTAATATTCACTAAAGAGGAAAAGGCGGGTTATTGGAAGTTAGATAATTACGGCACGCAAACAATCTTTAGCCAAATTGAGGGAACTTATCCCGATTATAGGCGGGTTTGCCAATTCACAACGGACGGCACGGTAGCCAATTTTAATTATGAGTATTTGGTGCAATTCTTAAAAGTGCAACACGCTTTAGGCGGTAGCAAGGGTTCAACTCTCAATTTATACCAAAATGGCAATTCTAGCGCCCTTGTCCATTTGGCGGGTGTGCCAAATTTTGCGGGTGTGGTTATGCCGATGCGAGCCGATAGCACTAACCAAGCGGGCGCAACCGTTAGCATGGATTTTACAAGCGTATTGGCTTAATACTGTAATCCGTTAAGCGCTTAAACCCTAGGCGCTTACTGGATTACTATTAAGTAATCAATAAACTAAACTCAACTACAGGAATTTAAACAATGCTAACGATGACAAAACGAGAATATAACACCAAGCCCAAAGATTACCGCTCAATGATTGACGGTAAACCGTATTTATTGACAATGGATAAAACAACAGGCGGAACAATACTAGCGCCAGTAACCATTAAAAACAATCCAACAATGGCAACGGTTAAGAGTTTTATTAAAAAGAATCAAGGCAAACTCTACATTAAAAACCTATCTAATTTTGACGGCATGGTTGATTGTGTTATGCCATGCAATGACAAGGGTTTTAGACTAGCGCAAGCGCCCGAGGTAGGACGCAACCACGAGAATTGCCTAGGTATTCGTGGCGCTTGGTTCGTGCTACACGGTGGCGACCGTGTTTATGAGTTTTCGGACGGACAATTCGAGGGTTACGAGATTTATAATTGTTGCGGTAATTTTTTCCTAGCCGTGGAGGTTAAATAATGATACTAACTATTGATTTTGACGCAATCATAGCGCACGCCCTTGAAATTGGCGCTAGTAAGTATGATTATTCATTTCAATTTTGGGATGCCTTTAATGAGCTATACCCTGATGTAACGCAAAAATACGCCAACATATTAGAAAAAAGGGAGGCCGCATAATGAAAACATTTTTAGACTATCTTTTAGGCGGCCTTTTCATGGCTGCGCTTGGCCTTGGCCTGGCATTAATTTATATCTACAAAACGGGAGGGTTTTAATATGTACATCGTACGCTACACGATCCAGGGCGAGCAATACTCGATAAGATTTAATGACAAAACAAGTGCGCAGCTATTCGCTAACAAATATAACGGGAAAATAAGCACATGAAAACATATCAAGCAAAAAATGGTAAAACACAATATAAACCAAGTGAAAAACAATTAATGGCGGCCATTGATAGCATGGCGGGATTTTGCCTGGCGTGCGGCGCTGAGTCGGATACGGTTGAGCCAGATGCTAGAAAATATAGCTGCGGGTGCTGCGGCGCTGCTAAAGTGTACGGCGGCGAGGAGCTGCTATTAATGGGGTTATATCACTAATGTTAATCGCCATTATCGCAAGCTCTATAGTCTTATTATTGGTTGCTGTATTCGATCTTTAAACCATTAATCCCATAAACCATGGCCCGTTATAAACGGGCTTTTTTTACGCCTGGCGGCCAGCTGCCGACTGACCAGCTGCCGACTGACCAGCTGCCGACTGACCAGCTGCCGACTGATCAGCTGCCGACTGACCAGCTGCCGACTGACCAGCTGCCGACTGACCAGCTGCCGACTGATCAGCTGCCGCCGCCCGTTAAAAGCGGGCTTTTTTGGCCTTATTTTTTTGGGATTTTTTGGATTTTTTTTCGATTTTTTTTGACTTTTTTTTGCTTTTTTTACGCTTGCGCCCGTGGGTGACGGGCGTGAGTTATTTAAATTTATATATTTTTATGGGGACGCTTTTTTCGATTAGGTTTGGGGACGCTTTTTTCGATTAGTTTTAAAGACGCTTTTTTCGATTCATTTTGTGTTGACTTTCTGAGGCATGGGCAAATCCTCTACCGCACGCCTCAGCTCAGACTTACTTAGCACGTGCGCTACTTCAGGTGCAGCATAGATATGCTTCTTACTCTTAAAGTCTGCGCTTGCAAGGCGTCCACAATCTATCCAGCCTGCTTCCTTCAAGGCGTGTAACAAAGCAGCTTGCGGTACCTTCACGTTGCTAGGCGCTAACCCTGCTAAACGATCACATAGCGCATGAAATGGCGAGCCAATCACGCCACGGGCAAACTCGCTGGTACGACTCTTTAGCATCTCAACTAAATAACTCTCGGCCATGCTCATGCCATGCTCAACCAAATTGGCCTTAAACTCTGTCATGGCAGGCGCTGCGGCAGGGTTAAACTTAGTTACATCACGGGCGTGTAACCACGCGGCAATAGATTCAAACCCACCCTTGCGATACCACGCCCACAACGCCTGCGCTACTTTGGCGTCCATCCTAGCTGCTGCCGACCATACGCAAAACCAACGTCTGTCCTGCGACGCTAACGAAATAGGCACGGGATCATTCGAGAACGCTAGGACAAACACACGGTTAGCCATTTGGTACGGGTGCAAACCCTTACGGTTAATTGGCAACATCTCAGGCGGCGCTGCTATGATGGGCTTTAACTGATTGGCCAACTGCCTACGGGCGGCAGCGTCTGGTTCTTTCAATTCGTTAATTAAGAGTATTTCAGACTCTAATTGATAACCCCATTGGCTGTTGATGGAGTTGTTATCCATGATGCCACGGTTCTTGAGGTGACTGCCACAGACTGCCCAAATGAACGGCGCCCACATCGTATCCTTACCGCTACCCTCATCGCCGCCATGCAATACGGCATGATTGATCTTAACTTGCGGGTGCTGCACTTTGCAGGCCATGATGTCAAGCAAGTGTTCTAACTCGGCAGGCTCAGGCACCAGCTCACGGCAATGATTCAGCCAGGGCGCTATTGTCGATTCGGACACGGCTACACCTGACACGTCAGGTCTAGCGTCGCGCCAACGGTTGCCGTATAAATCACCGTCACGGGCGACTAACACAGTCTCACCTGCTGCATAAGTAATTCCCACAAGCGCCTTGGCGCCCATCGTTTGTCTGTTCTGGTCAAAGCAGATAGATGCCTCGACCTTGGTGGTAGGTGCATGGATTGACATACATTTAATGTGACGGAATAGCGCATTAAACGTCTGTCTTGACACCTCACGACGGTCTTGCATATCAAAATAGGACTCATCGTCCTGCACGTAAGCGAATCTTTCGTACCACTTGGATTTTTCGACACGGCCTAACTCTTTGCGCTCGACCTCGGCTATCTTAGCGTCAGCATCATCGGTAAACATATCAGACGGGGTAATCTTAGCCAACGCTACGGTCATCGCCTCAGCGATCAGTTGATCACGTAGGCCATGTGTAACTTTGGGGCCACCATTAGCGGCAACCCAATCTAAAAATGTTTGGCTGCCGAAATCGACACAATGCGAGTGCAGACAACAATAAGAACGATCTAGGGGTTTGTACCGACCTTCGGGGTTGCCGTCGGTATGTTCGGCGTTGTTGGGGCAAGTGACTGAAAGCCACCCTTCGCCGTTGATCTTGGACAATACCATGCCTTGATCATTCATCCATGTTAACACATCATCGCCACCATTGTCGGCGAGTCTGATCGGTGCGTAGTGATTCGTATCAGCAGGCGCAGGTGTTACACCCAACGCCGTGCAGATGTCGCCTAGCGTATAGTCACGCTCAGGGTGGAACTCGACTAGCTTGGCTTCAAAGTTATCTCGCCCAGGCTTCAGATTGATTGAGCCTGGCAGACGCACGTTGCGGACTGCGTTGGTAGCGCCTGCATCGGTGTAACCTGCGGCTGCAATCGCCTTGACCGCTGCCGTGAACTCACCCTTGGTGGGTTGCTCGCTAAAAGCATAGCCGTACTGAAAATTATCAGGGCTAGTCTCAAGAATCCATGTCGGTGCAAGGGGCGGTGTTTTTGACTTTGTACCGATGTCATCTAGCATCATAAAAAGAACGAACTCGCAGTTGACGGCTGACGCTGATACGCGTCCTTCCTCAAAGCGGTCTATGATAAACGACGCCGTATTGATGTACCATGCCTCACCAGCACGCATCTTCTGACTTGGCAAGTACGCAGGCCATGTGCATTTAATAGCGCCGTCAGCGTGCAGTTGCAGCTCACCGTCCTTCAACTGTGGCTTTTGGCGCACAATCAAGGCAGTCTCGCCCTCTGGCGCTAAATTCGTGATAAACTCTAAAAAGTTGTGCATTTTGTGTTTCCTTCCGTGAATTAATTACCCCTAGCCCAAAACTAGGGGTTTTTTTTACTTTCCATACCTTGTCATAATGCTTGCCTCTACGTCTAGTGGTAAACCCTCAGCCCATGCGGGTGGGGTACACATAACGTCTTTGATTATTTGTACTGCTATTTCAGGTGTTGCTGACTCGACCACAATTTCATCATGGACGTGAAGTACCACATCATCCAAGCCTCGCAAAGCGTGTCGCAGTAAGTCATTGGCGACGGCTTGTGTAATGTTTTCACAGGCCAAACCTTTCCACAGTCTTGCTCTAGGCCACTCTTTAGCGTCTGCTGCTGGCTTCCACGATGCTTTGGCATAACTGACTCCATCTGTATCTAATCGGGCGAATGGATAGCATAACACACGCCCACTAGGAAGTGCATACCACAGATGTTGCCCATCAAATAAATAAGTTACTCGCCCTGCTCTAAACTCATGTCCTTTGTTACGCATCGCCCTTGTGTAAGCATTTTCAAGGTCTTGCCAATACGGTACTGACCACGGGTTCGCTAGACGCCACGCATTAACCATCCGCTTGGCTTCAGGTTCGGGTAACAAAATACCATACGCTCTGCCCATTGCAGCAAACGCTCCCACGCCACCTGCAAATCCGCACGCTAACTCTTGCACCTTGCCGATCTGTCTCTGCTCAGATGTAATTTGATCAACTGGCACATGGAACGTCGCACTAGCATTGACCTTGTAAACATCCTCACCCATACGAAACAGGTCTAACTTCTTGATGCCTGCTGGACAGTTAGATAGCCACGGATTAACCCGTGCTTCAACGGCTGCCCAGTCTGCAACAACTAATGATTTTCCCCTATCGGATATAAGGGCAGGTCGGAGCATTGACTTGAGTACATCTGTAATTCGGCGTCCAAAGGCAGGGACAATTGAGTGGCCTCTAACCATAGCGGATCTAACGGCATCAGGTTCTTTGGCGCACTTTCGGGTAAAGTTGTGGACTTGCGCTCCGTAACTACTTGCCCTACCTGTGGCTGCGCCACCAGCAAAGACAAATGCTCCACGAACTCGGTTATCTTCTTCATCTGCCAGCTCCTTTAATCGTTTGAATTTCGCAACAGACGATGCCCATAGGTCGTCCGCACATTGGATAACATCCGCAACTTGCGGTGGTACTTCATCGGGATTTTCTTCAGAATAAGCAAGTAGATTAGCTCGAACTGTCTTGTCGATTGAGTATTTTTTGTCACCATCTTTATAATTTTCCATCAATTTCTTGGCCTGATCGCCAACTCTTGCAAGTACCCACTCACGCATCCGTGGACTCCGCACGCTTAATATTTCACCATCTGTTAACTCTGCTACTAAATTCTCTATTTCTATTAATTCTGCACTAGCGTACTTGATTGCTGACTCGGCTAAGGGTTTGTCTAACAATACGCCACGGTCATTAATCTTCTCATTAACATGATAGTCTAACAGCTCATCATCTGACAGTTGGCGCATAGCTTGACTAATCGCACGCATTGCCCGAACATCCTGCTCGCAGTAGGCAACCATTTCAGCCATGAGCGTCACATCATTATTAAATGTACCGTCGGCCTTGGGGATAGATAGCAAACGAATTAGTTGATTGCCTCTATGGTCTTTACGCATATTAACACTAGCAAATCTGCCCACGTCGTCAAGCGAGCCTGGCGCACAGTTGGCACGAGCCTGCGTAGCTGTACAATAGAACTGTTCCTGCTTGGGTTCTGGGATTCCTTTGTCTGGGCAGAGGACATACCACATAATCAAGCGCTCGAAGGCAGCGTTGTGCGCTCGAATTTGACCACCTGATACGATGTGGTCAACGATCTGCCAAGGGAACTCTTGATCAGGTAGCCACGACTGCACTTCCTCATCATCAAACGCGTAGGATAAACACAACACAGACGTGCTGGCATCCCTTGCGTAGTTATAGACGCCACGGCTGGGTAGATCACAGCGTGAGCGCGTCTCGAAATCAATATATAGGATTGTCATATTAGGTGGGGCTAGTCGGTTTTCTTAGTTGTTCGACTTGTGTGTACTAGACTGAATACTTACAGACTAGCCCCATTTCTTACTCTGCTGCTACATCCACAGGTGCAGGCTGCGCTTGCACTTGCGGTACGGCTTGTTGCTTAATCTTGTCAACTAAAGGCTGCGCCATTTCGTAAGGCGCTTTACCCAAGGCCATCAAGATGCCGTTTACTTCTTCAATGCTCAGTTCTAGCTTGATCATATTAAACACTCCTTCTTCTGCGTGCAGTTGCAACAGGTGCTGCTGCTTCTGTTTCTGCTACAACTGCTGTTTCTTCCGCTGGCGTACCAGCCTCATCAGTCATACTCATCCAACTAGCAATTTTGAAAATTGGTGTGTAAATGCGACCATAAGACTTGTGACTGTAATGCTCTTTTTCTAGCAAAACAATCGGTACAGGCAACTTTGGATCGGTGTCTACTTGTGTAGCGATGGCAACTGCAAGGGCTTGTACAGAACGCTTACCACCAACCGAAGTTGTTGTGTAGCGTACTTCCATGCCTTTATCTTCGCCACTTAAACACTTCATAGACATACCGACCTGAGTCTCCCAACCCTTACGAGCCATTGGTGGCGCTTCTTCTAACTCAGGTAATGGCTGGCTGACGCTGACCATCTTCTCACCAAGCACTTCACCGTCGCCCCATGCAATAAAGCCATGCACGAATGAGAACGGATTAACTGCCCATGTAGAGCCATCATCGACTTCGGTTTGGTCTGCACCGAATACCCAATGACCTGTCTTGTCCATTTTGAGAATGACAACTCCTGCTGCGCCGACTTCGGTTTCTAAAGCACGTAGTGCTGTCGATAATGAAGTGACTGAGGGTAAATTTGCTGCTGAAAACGTAGTTATATTAGACATTAGTTTAGTTCCTATTGGATTTTAGAAAGGGCTGCAACAAGTTGCTTCCCGATTTGTGCTACGGCTGGGCGTGGATCTTCTTCACGCGCCAGAGTGCTACCACTACTTACTGCTATTACTAAGTCGTCAGGCAACTGCTCACCTAACTTCTTGAGTACCTTTTCTGCTTGCGCAGGCGAAATCATTTTAGCAACATACAGCTCATCTTTAGGGATGACTTTGGATAATACATCATCTGCCTGATCTTCATTAGCCCATTGGCGCATGGCACGCTTATTGACTAACTTCCAACCTGGCACAGGCTTGTCGGCCTCTAACATTTGATGCGCTAACGCTCGCAGGTCGGTAATCCATTGTTCTAACAGATCACAATTCTTTAAGTAGCCACCTATCATATCAGCATTGAGGCTCACCAACTGCTCCTGTAGCGCACGGTCAACTGCACCTGTCATCTTAGGGCAGATTGGTTTTGCAGCGCACCATCTGCAATGCTCACCCGCGCTAAGTCCAGCGTTCTTCTTCTGTGATTCTTTGACGGATGCAACTAAATTATTTTCAAAAATTTTGACACGCTCAACTGTTGTCACCCAACGCTTGACACTTGGCGGTTGCACGATAACGCACTCAATTTCTGTTGCGCCATCAAACACCCATTTGACTGATTCTGTACGCATAGCTGCTGCTGCATAGAATAACAACTGTTCGTTTTCCTCTACACCTACGGCAACGCCATCGCCAAACTTCCAATCTAATACGATAGCCCGATTACCGATACGGCCTAACAAGTCACATGAGCCAAACACGTCAGGTAAGAAGTCACCAAAGCCAACCTCGGTTTCAACAGCGTATTCCATTTCTAGATTAGGGTCTATCTCGCCAAGTAAATTAAGGGCAACGTGGAGTTTGTTGTCAATATGGTCTTGCGTCAGCACTTGGTCTTGATACTTCATACCTAGCAAAGACTCAGGCGTTACACCTTGGTCTAACACTTGTGCTACTGCATTGTGAAGTAATGTACCTAAGTCAGCGTATACGCTACTTGGTTTTGGTGGCATCTTAGCGCATAACGCTACAGAGCCTGGGCAACCCATAACCCTTTTGGCAGTTGAGCCACCGACGATATTTGAATGTAGAGCCATTTTAGTTTCCTTTAGTTTATTTGTTTAGAAATTTTATTATACATACCTTTTTAATTATGTGTTAAACTTTTTTACATGAACGAAAAAGAAATTGAATCTTATTTTAAATGGGCAGTAATGTCAATAGGCGGAAAGACTTATAAGTTTAGGTCAATCAACCAACGTGGCGTGTCAGATCAGATTGCGTGTCTGCCTAATGGTGATACGTGGTTTGTAGAATTAAAAACAAAGGGCGGTAAAGTATCTGCCCTACAGAAATTTTTTATGGAAGAAGTAACGGGGTTATCCCAACAATACGCGTGTTTATGGACAAAGGAGCAAATTGATGAATGGGTTAAGGTTACGCGACTACCAAGAGATAGCCGCTGATTTTTTGTATGAGCATGACCGTGCGATGATTCTTGCGCCTGTTGGTGCAGGTAAGACGGCTATTACGCTACGTGCCATGTACGATTGTTTGTACAACGGCGTGGTAACTAGATGGCTAGTCATTGCACCGAAGCGTGTCTGCACGGATGTGTGGCCTGTTGAGCAACCGAAGTGGGCGCCGTTTATGAAGTTAGCTGTTGCCGTAGGCACACCAAAGCAACGTAAAGAAGCGTTTGAGTCGAAGGCGCTAGTCGTTGTGACCAACTACGACAACTTACAATCCTTGCCAGATGAAATGGACTTTGACGGTATCGTGTTTGATGAGCTGACCAGGCTTAAAAATCCGTCAGGCGCACGCTTCAAAGCCCTTAATAAAGTCATTGACCCCATCAAAATACGTTGGGGTTTGACAGGATCGTTTACTAGCAATGGCCTTGAGGATGTGTTTGGACAATGTAAGATTATCGACCAACAGTTGTTAGGGCGGTCTAAGGGGGCTTTTATGCAAAAATATTTTATTCTAATGAACAAAGACTTTGGCGAGTGGGCGCCACGCAAAGGTGCGCTGCCTGAAGTCATGCACACCATCAAACCTGCGACGTTTGTGTTAGACGCTGGCGAGTACGCTGACCAGTTGCCACCGTTACACATCGTAGAAATGCGTTGCGATATGGCTGACCGTAGCCACTATGAGAAGATGAAGAAGGACTTTGTTGTGCAGTTTGGTAAAGAAAAAATTACGGCGGTTAGTGCTGCCGTAGTCACACAGAAGTTACAACAGATGTCGTCAGGGTTTGTTTACAGTAGCGAAACAACAGCGTCCAATACACTTGGGCGCATGAACGTCACCCAGACGCCTATTTGGTTTAGCACTCATAAGTTTGATATGTTAGATGAGCTGCTGAGTGAGAACCAACGGGCGAATACCATCATCGTTTATAACTACGTTGAGGAGCTGGCAGAACTTAAGCGTAGGTATCCTAACGCGCAGACGATCAATGACCCGCAGTCGATTGCCCGTTGGAACGCAGGTGAAATAGAACTGTTGTTAATCCACCCGCTATCAGCAGGGCATGGGTTAAACCTACAGCATGGCGGATGCAAGATGGTGTTTGTGTCTCTGCCGTGGTCGCTAGAGTATTACGAGCAAACCATTGGTAGACTGCACCGAAGCGGTCAAAAACATGACGTGTGGGTTTACATCCTCATTACAACGAAAACGATTGAGGAACGCATTTTGGGTGCCTTGAAAGACAAAAAGGCGTTATCGGAAATAGCTATGGAAGAACTGACATGAACGAACAACAATTGATTAAATTGCTTGAGAGTGCCGAAGGTACGATTGCACGGTTGATGCTAGAAGTTAATCGGCTATCTAAAGAAGTTGAGTTGCGTGAGTTAACAGATGAGGAAATAAAAGAAGTGTACGACCAGTATTTTGATGTTAATAATTTTGGATGGTTACAACGGGAATGTATTAGAGAAATTTTACAGAAAGCGAGAGAGAAAAATGACTGAATCAGTAGCGTATATGTCTGAAAGTGGCGTACTTTTTAAAGAAATGCCACCAAACCCTATGTTTGAACTGACGCCACTTTATAATTT